AGCTTGTTGTGCATCACCTGCAAGCGAACCTACAAATGTGTTTTTTATGCCTGTTGTAACTCCAGCCCCTGCGTCAAACCCTATTGCTGTGTTATTACTATTTGATGATGAACTAAAATTTTGTGTGCCTAAAGCACTATGTCCTACTGCTACAGACCTATGACCATTTGTATCTGAACCTAAAGCTCCTACACCTATGGCTATATTAAAATCTGCATCCTGTAATGCATCTCCTGCCTGACCACCCACTAAAACATTTTGAACTCCTGTGCTTACTGATACACCTGCGTGATAACCAACAGCAGTATTTAACATATCAGTAGCTTGGTTATTTCCGCTGCCATCAACAGGATTCATTGCTGTTAATGCATCCGATCCTATCGCAACTGATTTACTACCTAATACATTTGAACTTAATGCGTCAAAACCAACTGCTACATTAAAATCTGCATCTTGTGTACCGTCACCTGCTAAAGCTCCGACATAAGTGTTTCGGATTCCTGTGGTTACTGAAAGACCTGCACGATAACCTACTGCTGTATTATAGTTATCCGTATCAGAGTTTTGATTTTTTAAAGTCTCAAATCCTACTGCTACATTATATCTTCCTGTATCTTCTGAGGTTAGTGATTCGTATCCAATAGCAACACTACTATGTCCTGTAGTATTTGCTTTTGCCGCAGTATGTCCTATTGCAACATTATTGCCTCCTGTGGTAGTAAGACGTAGGGCTTGTGCTCCTACTGCTATATTATTGCTTGAGTTTGCACTACTTCCACCAAATAAAGATAATTTTCCTACAGCTACATTGTTGTCACCATCAGTCATGTTCCCCATTGCCTGATGACCTATAACTGCGTTGCCAACAGATGCTGATGAGTCAGTTAATGCTTCATATCCCATTACCACATTTTCTCCACCTGCTTGCAAACTGTCAGCCGCTAAAGAACCTACGATTGTATTTTGAAGTGCGGTGTTAATTGAAGCACCTGCGTTATACCCTATCGCTATGTTGTAAGGTGTAGAATTTCCAGTATTCATCGCAGAAAGAGCAGAATAACCTATAGCGACATTTCTGCTATCAGCATCTGCTGAACCTAAAGCACTTGAACCCATTGCTACATTTCTTATACCTGTATTAATAGATACTGCGGCATTGTGTCCTATAGCGACATTATCAGCATCAAATGTGGTTGTGCCATTGTTTTGTGCAGATAATGCATTATGTCCTACTGCAACAGAGCGATCACCTGAAACATTGTTTGTTAAAGCGTTGTATCCTATAGCAACATTTTCATTTCCGATTTCCATAGCATCTGCTGCAAATGCACCAATAATCGTATTGTTAGTTCCTGTAGTAACATCTCTGCCAGCTAAATAACCCACAGCTACATTGTACATATCAGTAGCTACATCATTTCCAGAACCATCAACAGGTCTTTGATCTTTCAAAGCTTGAGTTCCTACTGCCGTTGACTTTGAACCTAAAACATTTGTTGCTAGAGCAGACCTTCCGATTGCAACATTCTCATCTGCATCTGTTGAAGCGTAACCCGCATTAGAACCAAAGAAAGAGTTATCTATACCTGTTGTTGTCTGTCTACCTGCTTCATATCCAACAGCAGTATTGTTTGAATTAGTTGCAGAAGTAAAATTTTGAGCAGTTAGTGCATCTCTTCCAATAGCCACACTTCTTGATCCTTTTGAATCAGCAGCTAATGCACGAAATCCTACCGCAACATTTAATGTACCTTCACTTAAAGCAACACCAGATTGTCCACCAATAAGAGTATTTTTTATACCGTCACTTATTGTAAATCCTGCACCATATCCAATCGCTACGTTGTAAACTTCTGTATTAGTAGTTAAGTTTTGATTTTCTAAAGCAGAAGCACCTATAGCAACAGATCTTTTTCCTAATGTATCCGCAGATAATGCAAAAGCACCAACTGCTGTATTAAATTCTGAACTGCTTAATTTATCACC